GGCTTTAGACTCAGATCACTTCAACCATTATTTCAATCAGCAATATATCGATGAGATCATGATTGAAAACGAACTTGATGTTCCGTGTGAAATCGATCCGCAGTCGGGGCAAAAAATATTCGGCGTTCAATTTGACATTGTCATCTCATACAAACAGGAGCAAATATTCATGGCTAAATCCACAGGTTTTAAGGGCAAGGCGTATTTAAAATACGGAACCTCTTCGGCCTCTACTACACTCGGCCAGATCACCAGACTAACCCGAGGTGAACTTACGACCGACACGATCGATATCACCAATTTCGATTCGGAGGGCGGATTAAAAGAATTTATCGCGGGCGATAGCGATTGGGGCAACGTGACGTGCGACATCGTCTACACGCCAGCCGCCTATGACGCACTGAAAGCCGTCAAAGGTCAAAACTTGGTGTTTGAGATAGGCGTGTACGACGGGGCAGGCGGAACGGTAAGCTCTACCGATACATTCGAAGGGTTGCTCGTCCAGCTTTCTCAGGAAATCAGCCTCGGCGATAAAATGACTTGTACGGTCGGATTCAAAGTGTCTGGCGATATCAGCTAAGCAAATCAATAGTTCAAACAGGAGACAAATATGTCAATCGAGGTTAAATACAGTTCTGGGCTTAAGACCGTTGAAACGCTGGATGTGAATGTTCCTGCGGCAAGCAGTGCCGACAAGACGGTTACGCACGACGGGTTTGATACGAGCCTGGAGGCGATGACTGGTACATACTGCGCCTACTTTACGCTGGCCCTGGTCGACGGTGCGGCCACGGTCGACCTTCGCGCCCTGACGGGAACCTACGGGGTAACCATCGACGGCAACGGCCTGAAAGTGAAGGGTTTTCGCGTTAAAAACCTTGGGGCCAATGCACTGACAATCACGCCCGGCGCGGCCAACGGCATTGATCTATTTGGGGCGTCATCCTCAGTCACGCTCAATCAGAACGATGAGATCACACTCAAGCTGAATGCAGCCCCGAGCATCTCGGCGACCGACAAGACGCTCGATTGCGCCGGGACCGGCACACAGACATCCCGCTGGACAATCATTATCGGATAATCCGTCTACTGTCTGCGGTCTGCGGTTTTAAAGATGGTGGGCACAGCCCACCCTACCGTGGACTGTAGACTGTAGACCAAAGACCATTTTTTTTCAAACGAAACGGAGGTCTTTAACCTATGTCTTTACGCGAAGAGATTCTGGCCAAAAATGATCAGCCGATTGTCGACATGTTCATCCCTGAATGGAATGTGACCATCAAGGTCAAGCTCTGGTCTGCCAAACAGTATGAACAGTACGAGCGATATATCGAGCGACAAAAGGAATTTTGTCCAGAGATCGACACGGTTCGGGCGGCCGCTGCCGCAAAGTCAATTGTTGACGAGCAGGGCAACCGCGTCTTTTCCGACGAGGATATTCCGGCGTTGGCTGAAAAGTCCGGGCTGGCCCTCAAGCGAATTTTTAACCGCGTCATGATCGGCGAGGAGCAAGAGCAGCAGTTGGAGGCCGGACTAAAAAAGGAACAAGCCGCTGGTTCGCCTTCCTCTTAGCGAGGATGTCCCACACGTGGGATGTCGACGGGATGCTTGAAAAAATGCCGCTCTCACTCTTTAGGGAGTGGCGGATTATTTACGAGCAGGACCCGTTTAATGAAGAACGTGCGGACCTGCGGGCGGCAATCATCGCGGCCACGATTGCCAATAACAATCCCTACCGTAAAGGTCCAGCGGCTAAACCTTCGGACTTTATGCCGTATTATCAGGAACCCGAGCAATCGATGGATGAGTTTTTGGCTATTTTTAACTCCATGAAATCCAGCCATAAAAAGGGAAAACCTGCCTAATGGCAACCACGATCGGTGCTCTTAATGTGATTCTCTCGGCATCGACAGGGCCGCTTATGAAGGGGTTGAGCTCTGCGCGGGCTATGTTCGGCGGGTTCAGCAAGGCAGTCACGAGCACGCAAGGCATTCTTGCCGGGCTGGGCATGGGCGTCAGCGTGGCTGGGATTACCGCGTTGACCAAATCATCAATGGATGCGATTGACGAGAGTGCCAAGCTGTCGGATCAGTTGGGTGTCAGTACGGAAAAGCTCGGCGGGCTGCAACTTGCGGCGGATTTATCCGGGGTTGGCGTCGAAGGTCTGGCCACCAACATGACAAAGATGGCCAGGACGATCGGCGAGGCCGCGACTGGATCATCGACGGCACAGGCCGCCTTGAAGGCCGTTGGAACCAGTGCGGAAGAGCTTGTTAATAAGTCGCCGGATCAGCAATTGGCTATTATTGCCGAAGGGTTAAACAAGATCGAATCGCCCTCAGTGCGGGCCTCGGCGGCGATGGACATATTTGGCAAGTCCGGGATGGGCATGGTGTCCATGCTCGCGGGCGGGGCCAAGGGGCTGGAAGAGGCGCAGCAGAAGGCGGATGCCTACGGCTTGTCGCTCTCGCGTGTGGATGCGGCCAAAGTTGAAGCGGCGAATGATTCGATTACGGAACTTAAATCCGTCTTTACTGGATTAGGTAACTCGCTTGCGGTCGGACTAGCTCCATATATTACCGCAGCAACTACATACCTGAAAGATTTTATCGTATCGTCCGGCGGTATGTCCTCTATTGTTGAGCCTGCCATTGAGTTTGTTGCGAAAGGTATTGGTATTTTGGCTGATGGCATCAATTACGGCAAGATCGGCTTTATGGCTTTACAAACGGCGGGCGTGTACGCTCTTGAAGGGATCGTTAAGGGTGTTGGTTATCTTATTCAAGGCATCGGTTGGGTCATAGATGGGCTGGGCGGGTGGTTGAAAATTCTCAATGTTCTCCCTGAATGGCTCGGCGGGACTCAAGCTTCAAATATAGCTGAGGGGATGATAGAACTTTCTGACGGAATAAAAGATTTCGGAAAGACCATTGTCGATTCACTGGACGGAACCGGCGAGGAGGTTGAGCAAAAATTAGCCGCTGCCTTCGCTAAAGAGCCGCCTTCCACTGGCATCAACTCCGCATTCGCCAAGATCAAACTCGACTCCCAGGCTGCTGCCGAGGCCGTCGCCGCTGCCAATCAGAAATCCGGAAATTCGTTCGCCGTGGTCGATAGTGCCGCAGAAAAGAATGCTGATTCAATCAAAAAGATTATTGATGGACTTAAAGAGCAAACCGATACGGTCGGCATGACCGCCGAGCAGATCGACCTCTACAAGCTCAAGATGGCCGGGGCGAGCGATACGACGATTGAAGCCGCGACGGCGATGCAGAAATTCATCACCTCACAGAAAACCCTCAACGACCTGAGAAAAGAGGCGGCCACAGCGGGAATGACCTCGGAGCAAAAGCAGATTTACGATCTTCAGCAATCCGGTGCTGACGCCGCGACGATCGGCGAGGCCAAGAAGCTTCAGGACGAAATCGCGATGAAAAAGAAATGGGCGGAGCAAGATTCACGGCTGGCCAGATCGTCCGAAAAATCGCCGATGGCTCGGTACGAGTCAGAGATTGGCATGCTCAACGACCGGCTCAAGGCTGGGAATATTACATGGGATCAATACAAGGACAAGGTCAAATCTGCACGCGAAGAATTAGAGAAGGCTGGCAAAACAGGGAAGGCCGGCCAGTTCGCCTACGCCAAGGATGTCTTGCGGCCAGTCTCATCCGGCAGGCGTGAAACGGCAATCGCATCGGCGGTTAAACCGTATACATCGCAGGGCCAGATGGCTCAGTCTCGATTTGTCGACATGCCGCGTCCGGGCGACGCGACGAGCAAGGCCGCTCCGGTTGGAACCCCAACGACTCCCGCCGGGACACCCGATATGACGCTGACAAAGATTCTCGCGGTCCTCCAGCGAATCGCCGATAACGGCGGAGGTCTTAATTAATGGCGATTACCGTCACCTACAATCTGGTTCAGGGCACGGGCATGGAAGAGACTCGCGATGGGATTAAGGCGCAGATCGCCGCGTATATCAAAGGTATTCCAGCCGATCTTAGTGCGTGGGCCAAACCCTATTACGCCCTGGGTTCATGCGGGTTGCCTGCGATTAACTCCGCTCATCCGGTCGTACCTGAATTGATTCTGCGCAGTCGACGGGTCGACGGTGAGACCTCTGATGGTTTTCGGGTAGTGTTGGTCTATGAGGGTGATCCGGTCCCGCTTCCGAATATTGAAGTCGGCACGAACCTGGTCCAGATATCCCGATCGACGGACGCCGATGGCGAGCCGATTCTTGTGACTAGCCCTACTGGAGATGAGCAAAAAGGTTTTATTTCCGTCCTTGTGCCGCAGACCACATGGACTAAGACGCGCAAAGAGAAAAATAACCCCATCGCCAAATCCTATCGCTACGGCGGGAAAGTCAACTCCGGAGGCTGGTTCGGCGATCCGTCGGCGGACAAGGGGCAATGGCTCTGCGGGCCGATCACCGGACACAGTGACGATAATGGCGAGACCTATATGGTGACGTATACGTTTACGTATATGGCAGACGGATGGGATCAGCCGATTATCTATATCGATCCGGCCACCAACGCGCCGCCGGAGGGCGCAGAAGAAATCAAACCGAAACACTATAAGGATATCGACTTCGACGGCCTTCAACTGCAATTGGATAGCCTACTGTAATGACTTACGATCCACCAAAATTCTCTGGACGCGTCGGCGGTAAAATTAATCGCGCCTTTGACACGGTCGTCCATAATGTCATCGGCGACGGCCACCTGATCCAGTCTAAGCGCTCCGGCTCGAATGTGGTCATGAGTCTGAATGTCGACAACCTCCTGCCGCGCGTGCGGGCGAATCTGATGATTCCTTTTAAGATTCTGACCGATGAAGGGGACGGGGCGTATACGGCACGAAAGCAGATTGTTGCAGGCGCTAAGACGTTTGGTGATTCTTATGATGAAACAGTATACACGATCTATTCGGTGGTTGATGTCCTGAAAAACGGCAGCGGAACTTTTAAGCCGGATGATATCGTGCTGGCCAAATACGAAGGCATTATCGGCTCTGTGCCGATTTATAATATTTACTATGATGGTATTGGCACTCACACCACCCCCAAATTCCTCGGGCCTGAAAGTTATACTTCGACCTCGGCTGATACCGATACGTGGGACATTACCGCTCAAGGAACGGACGGCAACGGAACGCCCTATGACGGTGTGGTATTAAAGTGGCCGTATCGGGTGGTGTGGAGCTCTCCGAATCTTAAGGCTTTTACCAGACAGTGTACGTATGATTCGGCGGGAAATCTGGTGTTGGTGGCGGCGGAAACGGAAACGACGATTGTTGAATTTGTGGAGTGTACGACGTCGACATGAGTGGAGAACCCGAACTAGTTGGAGGTAGTCCAGCCTATCGCACGTCGGACGGCAAGCCGACGGTGTGCGGGCAGTGCTGCGTGACCATCAATGCAGCTTGCGGCGCTACTGTTACAGGCCCTGATGGCACTCAAAATATAGGAAATGGAGACAGTGTATGTTTTGCCGTTGGATCGACTGTGACTGTGTCCGTGCCGGAACGATGTAACGATCTATGCTTGTCAGGCCTGACAGTAAATGGAACGGATGCGGGAGCAAATCCATTTTCGATAACCCTTATCGGTACAATGTGCAATACAATCATATCTGCTAGCTATTCTACCTGTTCTGCAAGTTTATGCTCATCATTGCCATATCCTCTTATATTGCATTATCGAAAGATGTCCATTTTTGGTGTAGAGTGGACGCAAACAAGCACTATCGGGAGGTTTACCCGAACATGTATTGCGCAGATGGGGACGTTTGAGTGCCTTCCAATATTTGACGGGGATATCACTAATATATGTGATATAGCTCTATCGTGTAGTAATGGCGTTTTAAGTCTGACCGCAAATAACTTAAGTGCTAGAATAACGCAGCGATTTTATACTGTTATTCCACATCCATACGAATACGAGTGTTGCAGAATATTTGAATCGTTCGGCGCCTCTTGGAGTGGTCCATTCAGCAATATTCCTGTGCCACTGTATTACAAAAATGGCTTGTCGTTTACAGGCAGTATGCAAGACGGAGGAAGAACATCAGACGTAAGGGCGCTATATGTTGGAACTATAGGCTCTCATTGCGGGTCAAACTTTTACACAATATATAACTATTATGACAATATTGCATTAAGCCTTTATGACTGGGTTGACTGATGCAAAAGATAACTGAAATATGTAAACAATGTGAAC